GCCCTCTCGGGCGCCTGTCCTCTCAACACTTTGTTGAAAGGAGCAAAGTCATGACTCGTGATACTGTCTACTCGGTTAAGGAATATAGAGCGGATGTTACGTCCTGGTGTTCTAACACCGGAACTACAACTTACCAAACTAGTCCTGTGTCGAGGGTGACACGTCATGAGTATCGTGACGATGCTGTAGCTACCATCCCAAATCGGGATGGCTCCTACCATTCACCTACGGTCTACAATGCCTTTCGGTATCAATTAGACTCTGGTGATGCCAGTCATACCTTTTACAAGGATTATGGCGTTTTTGGACCCTGCTACTACAATTTGTATAGGCAGTGCCAAGACACTTATGAGAACCTTTGGCCCCACGGGGTTATAGGCTATTACGGTGTCTCGGTTGGAGGACTTTGGGATGTTCATCCCGATCTTCCCGGTTATCTGGAATCCAGATGCCTGGAATCGCTCCAGTCCAAAGTTCAGCAAGGTGGGTGGGAGGTTTCGCAAACCTTGGGCGAATTGCCCGAGACTGTAAACCTCCTCGTTTCCGCAGCAACGCGTCTCCTCAAAGCGTATAAACACGCGAAAGAGGGGAACCTTACAGCTGCATTCCTGCAGCTAGGGGTTGATCCAAAAGATCAGCCGCGTTCTTTAGGTAGTAAGATCGCCGGTGCTTCCTTGGAGTACCAGTACGGGTGGAGACCACTCATGCTGGATATCTACAATTTAGCCGAAGCGATCCAAAACGGGCTTGAACAACCCGTTTCTAAAGATATCGTCGTCAAGAAGGAAGAAAACTTTACCTTCGAGTCCAGGAACGTTGTAAAAGATCATTCACAACGCACCTACGACGGTAGCGGAAAATACGTGGCGAAAGCCGGCATAGTTATCTATGTCGACGATCCCACACTCGCTCGTCTAGGGGCTCACGGGCTTACAAACCCGATGGCCTTGGCTTGGGAATTATTTCCTTTGTCTTTTGTGGTTGATTGGTTCATTCCGATCAAACCCTTTCTCGAAGGACTCACGACCCATTTGGGTCTAAAGTTCGACGATGGGTACTTCACGAAATATGTCGAGTGGGAATGTTCTGTGAGGCTTGAAACTGTTCACGATGGCGTCTATCAATGTCCAAACAATGATAGATTTTACCACAAGATCAGCGGACACCTCGGAGAACGATGGGATTATAACATGTCCCATCAGGAGCGGCTCGAGTGTTTCACTCGAGAAATCTTGCCGTTCCCCCCACCTCCAGTCCCATATTGGGATCCAGGTCTAAACCTGTCAAAAGTAGGGTCACTTCTGTCCCTGCTTGCTGGAGTGTTGGCGAGCTAGCGCTCACCCAGATAGGAATTCCTCCTTTTTGGTTAACTTCATGGGGTAGCTACCCACATAAAGGATGTCAGTATGCCTGCCATCACCTCCTTCACGGTTAATGACCGTGAATCCACACCGGTCGCACACACTTTTGCGCCGGTATCCCTTGATGGGAACAAAGCCTTGTTCGCCGAACGCGGTAACACCGCTGTGGCTGATAAGACGATTTCCATCATGAGCCGCACCACCACCGGTGGGTACCATAAGGTATCCGCAAAAGTGGCGGTCCCGACCGTGTACGAAGACACGTCATCGGGAGTCTCGATCTTCGAATTGCTTCGGAAGGCGCATGTCACTGTTGAGTGCACGTTCGCCCAAGACGCAACCGACCAAGAGATGAAGAATGCCATCGCTTACGCGGCTGGTATCCTTGCTGAAGGCCAAACCCTTTTGGATCCGGTCTTCACTGAACGGGGCGCGCTCTACTAATGAGCAAGCTCCTCTCAAATCTCGCAGTCGGAATCCTAGGCAAGAAACCTAGGAAGAAGATCGCAGCCATTCTGGCTGGAGTGGTCCTTATAACCCTTTCCGCTTTTCTTGGAAAGGACGAAGTTGCTGAGGGCGTCGAGATCTTTCTCGATTTCAACAATCTCAGCATCCCACTCTGACTGGTCCCAATCCTGGGATCTATTTCACTCAACGAGGAAATAACTATGACAAATCGACGTAGAAGGATCCGTAAAGGATTCTCGAATCGGTTGCCAGCTGGACTAGGACCCAAGTTCCGTGAGGAACTCGGTGCTCTGATAAAGGGAGATGATTTTAAGACTAGTTATCTTCGAGACGAACTTTTCTCGAAGTATCTGGATCCGAAAGTTGTTTCTCCTGACCAGCGTCGGACCAACGCCATTGAAAAGTGGATTGGTTGCGAGCATACCAACATGTCAACGAATGGGCGTCTTTTAGTCCATTCAGCCGATCTAGGTTGGACGACATCTGATAAGTTCTTCAGTGACGTCCGCCGGTTGATCGGTGACATTCTTGGCGTACGTGATGAGAGACATCTCGAAATGTCTGACTATGTCAGTCGGGGTGTCCTTCAGCTTGTCCCGTTTACGAATGGGGCAAGCACACGCGTCAAGCGCAGCCCTTCGGCTGCGATATCAAAGCTCGCTGGTATAGCACATGCTACCGTAGATGCTCTCCCTTACTGGTCCCATTTGGTAGAAGATACCATATTAGAAGACCAGGAGGTGGACATCGTTGATGGAAGCATGATGTTTACTGTGGACAAAAAGTCAGATATTGATCGGGTGGCTTGTAAAGAGCCTGAGATCAATATGGTCCTGCAAAGAGGCATTGGTGAGTTTATCCGTAAAAGATTGCGGAAGGTTGGCGTAAATCTGAATGATCAGACCATAAACCAACAACTCGCTCGACATGCGCTCGACTTAGGTCTTGCAACTGTCGATCTCTCTGCAGCCAGTGATTCGATAACTACGCAGCTGGCATTCTTGTGCCTGCCGTTTAGCATCTGGTCACTCTGCGACGACCTCCGTGTAAAGCAAACACGGCTTCCACCTCCGTACGACCGAGATCACGCCCTTGAGATGTTTTCATCCATGGGCAATGGTTTCACGTTCGAACTGGAGTCACTTCTGTTCTACGCAATCACGAGAGTGACGGCGCGCAGGAGTGGGATTAAAGGTCGTATCTCTGTGTATGGCGATGACATAATCTGTCCGAGCCATCTAGTGCCCCGCCTTAACAAGCTTTTCGCTTATCTAGGATTCCGCTTGAACTTGAAGAAGAGCCACTTCCGTGGTCCCTTCCGAGAGTCGTGCGGGAAGCACTACTACAGAGGACTTGATGTCACTCCCTTCTACATTCGTAGAGAGGTCAGCACGGTGTCGGATCTCATCCTGCACCTCAATCACCTTCTTGAATGGGAGACGCGAGACTCGGCCGGGGGGAACTATCCGTTCCTCTCCGACATCGAGATTCTTGCATTCCATAAAAAGTGGACGAGTGTCATACCGCCTTTCCTATATGGCGGGCATGATGTTACCTCGAACGCTTCTTTAGTTACTGGTGATAGGCCGAGGAAAAGAATTGTTCCTCGCACCAGTCCTATCAAGAATATTCCAGAAACCGCAGCATTGCGGCTATGGTTCATGATTGCTGATTTTCATGAGGCTAGACAGCCTCTGGGAGTTCACCCTGAGAAGGATACGGGAGTCGTGATTCGTTACAACCCCGGACCCTCCTTGGGCTCACAGAACGCATGGAGCCCCTATGGCCTTTTCGAGCCAAAGGATACCTAGCGTGGGGCCGTCCAAGTAATTGGACTGGCAGGTCGCTCCCGGCAGTACCTTAAAGCTGCCGGGTGTTAGATCCTTGAGCGGAC